TAATGCAGTTGCTTCAAAAGCTCTAGTTGTAGATGCAAATAAAGATATAGGTGCAATTAGAAATCTTACAACTACTGGGAATATATCTATCGGTGGTAATTTAACTGTAACTGGTTCAACTACTACAGTAAATTCTACTACAGTAGAAGTAGGCGATGTATCAATAGCATTAGCTAAAGATAACTCTGCCGATGCTTCAGATATAGGTATTTACGGTAAATATGTATCTTCTGGTACAAAGTATTCTGGTTTATTTAGAGATGCAACTGATGGCGTTTGGAAGTTTTATGATAGTTTAACATTAGCCCCACACGAAACTACAGGAGTAGTGAGTGTTGGTTTAAATGGTTATTCATTGGGAGATTTAAGTACAAACCTTGTATCTTCAACTATAGATTGCGGCGCATACTAATAGGAGTAGCAATTGAGCTATAATAAGGTAAAAATTAGACGTGGGTCTGGTGAACCAGATACTAACGATGTTTCAGCATACGAATTAGCGTATGATTACACAAACAATAAATTGTGGATTCATGATGGCGATAGTAGTTCTATGGTTGAAATTACTGGTTCTACTGTTTCAACTGCAGCAGTATCTAATGGTGCTTCTACTTTAGCAACTGGTGACCAAATATATGATTTTGTAGTTGGTCAAAATTATTTAACATCTGTACCTAATCATAGTGCAAATTTATTAACATCAGGAACTGTACCTTTAGCTAGAATATCAGACCTAACTACTGATAATATAGCTTCTGACGCAGCTATAGAAGCATCTAAAATAGGTGTTTTACCAGCAAGTAAAATAACTAGTGGAACATTTGCAGATGCAAGAATTGCAGCATCAAATGTTACTCAACATTTAGACCTTGGAAGTGGAAATCTCCACATTAAAAAAACTGGTGGAAATAATACAAATAATTATGCAGCAGTAGAAGTCTATTCAGCAGGAACAGCAGAAAATCAAGCAGCAATAGCAATTCAACAACAAACTTCTGAAGGCGATACTATTATATTTGCTGACTTTGAACCTTACGTAGAATGGGGAATAAGTGCAGACAATAGTGCAGATGAAATTCATTTTACTGGTGGGTCTTCTACTGGAAGTCTAGGAATAAAAACATTTAAAAATAATGCTGGTAGCAATAGAACTGCTTATAAAAAAATGAGTGTTGGACTTTCTAGTGGAAATGTAAGTGTAGGTGGGACATTAACTGCTGGTGGATTTACTACAACTGGTACTTCAGCACTTGCTGCTCAAACTTGGGATGGACATATTACTTGGAACACTGGTAAAAATATTTATGTTGCTGGAGAATCAAGTTTTGATGTATCTGGTAGTGGAATTTGGCAAGTGTGGGATAGTGGAGATGGCACTCATGCTATTAAAATGGATGTAGGACAACAAGTAGAAATAGGAAATGCTGGCTCAAGAGGTTTAAGAGTGCATGGAAAGTGTGTAACTGCTAATAATAGTGGTTATGTGCAATATGATAATGCAGGTAACCAAGCAACAGTAGTGAACCAAGATACAAGTGATATTTTATTTATAGGAGATACAACCCATACTGAACAAATAAAAATTCAAACTGCTCATTCAACTGGGAATGGTGGATTATTCTTGTCAAATGATGGAAATGTAAGTATTAGTGGTAATTTGTCATTGAGTTCTCCAATGAGTTGTAATTATGGTGTAACAATTAATGAGGGTGGAAACGATAGTGATACAAGAATTGAAGGTAATTCTGATGCTAACTTGGTTAGAGTAGATGCAGGTAATGATAGAGTTGGTATAGGAACTGCATCACCAAGTAGCAGGTTGCATATATCTGAAGAAACATCAACTACTGGAACTACTGGAACAACATTACTTACATTAACCAATGATGTAGGTAGTGATTTATCTCAACAGAAAACATTTGTAGACTTTACCTTACTTGATAGTAATGCCAATGAAACACCACAAGTAAGAATTGGTGCTGAAGTAGGACATAATGGAGATGCTAATACTCAACAAAAAGAAGGTAGTGGTGCATTTGTAGTTTATACTAATAATGCAGATACAACAAGTGGAGATGCAGGTGCATCTTTAGCAGAAAGAATGAGAGTAGATTATCAAGGGAGAGTCGGTATAGGAACTTCATCACCTGAAACACCTTTACATGTAAATCAAGATAGTAATGACCATGCTTTTAAAGTTACTGGTGGTGGTGGAGGTGCAAGTATAGCAAGATTTGTAAGAGATGTTGGAGTATCATCACCTTATGCAGAGGTTAATATTCATGCAGGTAGTGGCGACCCACAAATAACATTTAGAGATGTTGGTAATAAATATTTTTCAATAGGTATAGATGATAGTGCTAATGCTTTTAAAATTTCTGATAATTCAGGAGTTGGAACTAATGATAGACTCACAATAGATACATCAGGCAATGTCGGTATAGGAACTTCATCACCTGCAACTGTATTACATATTGACAAATCACAGATGAACCCATCAAGCACTTCAGCATTACCAATCGTAAGAATTGCTGGTAGTTATGGTGGTGGACTTGGATTTTTAGATACAAAAGAAAGTGGTATATATCAAGTAGATAATGGAGATACTTGGAATTTTTATTGTGGTAGAACTATAGGTAGTGATACAGCATTAAGCAAAGTTGCTTTAACAATGAAATCTGATGGGCGAGTCGGAATAGGAACTACCGCTCCAGGTAGCTTACTTACAGTAAGAAAAGATGGAACACAAGTATCTAGTCCAAGCACATCATATCAGATAATGACAGTATCAAATTCTAATGGTGGTATTGCTATACAAGCTGGTGCAAGTTCAGATGCATTCATATCATTCGGGGACCCAGGTCAATATGATGCTGGAAGAATTAGATATCATAACTCTACACATTATATGGACTTCTGTACTGGTGGCAACAATCCAAGAATGACTCTTAAAAATGATGGCAAAATAGTTGTCAATGGTACTGATAGCGATGGTATGTTTAGAGTTAATTCTACTTCATCAGAAAATGCAGTAAAGATTTATGCTAATGCAGCAAGAGGAGCATCAAGATATGCTTTAATGATTGATGACAATGATACAAATGGAAGAGGAAGTGTCTATGTAGAAAATGCATCAGGAACTGGAATGAAAATTGTTACACAAGGAAGTAATTACTTAATGGACTTGGTGTCTAATAATGATGGTAGCAATCCAGCAAGAAGTTGTGGTGTGAGAATGACATCATATGAAGGTAGAGCAAATGGACATTATCATCATGATGCAAATTATGGTGGTGAGTGGTTTAGTGGAAATAGATATGCTGGTAATATGACTAACTGGCATGTAGGATATAGAAGTGGTACTTCAGGAGATACACCCGATTATTTATCAAGAGCTAGAATAATGGTAGATACAAGTGGAAACTTTCATGCTGATGCAGATGTAGTAGCTTATTCATCTACTATTGGTTCTGATATAAAACTTAAAAAGAATGTAGAAGATATTGGTTACGGATTAGATGATGTTCTCAAAATGAGAGCAGTAGAATTTGATTGGAAAGAAAAAAGACAGGGTAAACACGATATTGGTGTTATCGCACAAGAATTAGAAAAGATTATACCTGAAGTAGTAAATGAAGTAAAAACTATTGGTGAAGGAGCAGAAAATGGCGACACTCACAAAGTAGTAGATTACGCTAAACTTACTTCAGTATTAATAAAGGCAATACAAGAACAACAAGTTCAAATAGATGAACTTAAAACACAAATAGGAGAGTAAAATGGCTAAAAAAATAGCAGAAAAAGCACAAGACCCAGCAGTTTCAGAAAAACAAGTTGAAATCAAACATCTTCGTTCAATGAAAGATGAAGCAGGTAAAGATGTTTCAGTAGTAGATTGGACTGAAACAAAACCAGTAGATGAAGCAATTTCAAAAGCAGAAGCAGATTTAGTAGTTGCAGAAGCAAGAGTTACTGAACTTAAAGCAGATATTGTAGAATATAAAAAAATAAAGGGATAGTATGGCAGGTCCAGCAGTAGGAACAAGTAATGTGGGACTAAAAGCTATTGGTAGTGCATTAGCAGAAGCCTGTGGGTGTTCTGATAGCACTAATATTAGTTTAGCAAGTTTATGCACAGGTGATGACATTGGTGGCATTCAAAATAGTTATTTGAGTGGTAGTGATTATGGTCCTGCAGATACTTTTAATAGACTAGGTGGAACTAATAATCCATTATTAAGTTCTTCTATGGATAATCCAGATGCAGCTTATTTAAATAATATTAATACTGCACCTTATAATCTAAGCCATACTATTGGTGGACAACACGCTGATTTAGGTGGCGGAGGTGGAAGATGAAGGGTTATGCATCTATGACTACATATACAATAAAAGATGATTGCATTGTAGACGATAGAACAGGTTGGGATGTTATGTCTACCTGGGAAACTCCTATTATGCAATTACATGCTGATATGGTTTGTGCTAATGGAGGACACATATTAGAGTTTGGATTTGGTATGGGAATTAGTGCTGGTTTAATACAAGAGCACGATATTGAATCTCATACTATCATTGAGATTAATGATGGTATATATGATAGATTGGTAGAATGGGCTAAAGATAAGCCTAATGTAATACCAGTTAAAGGTGATTGGTATGATGACATACCTACAACTAGAAAGTATGATGGTATCTTTTACGATGGATTTGGTGATATGTTAAATAAAAGATATTTTCCTACAAGAATTATGCAGCATTGTAAAGAAGGAACTATACTTACTTGGTATAACAATCTTTTAAAAGAAGAAAGCCAATATGATGGTTCTGTAAAAACAATGAATAGGACTGAGAAAGGTGTTCCATTAGGAGATTTAGAGCAGTTTAAAAGTCCAGAAAGAATTACTTACGAAACAGTAAGTTTAACAATACCAGATGAAGCTAGAATCAAATGGTATTTAGAAGGTGAAGGTAATATATATTACGCACCACAATTAATAGTAGATGGTAAAGATTTATGAAAGTAAGTGAATACAGAGAACAAATGGCTGAAAGAGTTGCTGTTATAGAAGCTCAAGTAATTGATATTTATCACGACATTAAAGAGATAAAGCAATTAGTGAAAGAGCAGAATAGTAGAGTGCGTAACAATGAACAAAACATAGCTCGTATAACTGCTGTCGGGACAGTTATAGCAATTTTATTAGGAATATTATAGGAGATAATAATGGAAGTAGGTAAAGAAACTAAATTCAGTCTTACAATAGAAACAGCAATTAGTATTTTAGTTACTGTAGGTATGGTTATTGGTATGTGGTTTACTCTTAAAGCAGATATTGAAGAAGCGAAAGAGTTGCCAGAACCACCAGTAAGTAGGACTGAATATGATTTAAAGGACCAAATGATTCGTAATAGTATTATGAATACAGAAGACAAGGTAGAGAAACTTGAAGAAAAGGTAGATGATATTAAAGAAGATACCAAAAGCATTAATCAAACTCTACTAAACATGAACAACAAATAAGGTGAGAAATGGTAAAATATATAAAATCGTTAGTATTGGGGCTTGGATTATTTACATCCTCTCTATACTCTCAATCTATCTCTTTGGATAGTTTTCAAGATGTGCAGTTGTTAAATGTACAAAACTGTGCAGTAGTTCAGGTCAATGCATCTTGGAATTATGGAAATAGAGTAGATATCCAAGAATTAAGTAAACTATGTTATATAGCAGAAATAGATATTGAAAATAAAAATATCGGTGCTGTCATTGTTAAAGAATGGGAAATTAGCGTAGTGCCTACTATAATAGTATTGAAAAATGGTAAAGAGGTTAAAAGATTTGAACCTGGTATTAGTATGAAATTTAACCAAGATAGTATCATAAATAGTATTAGGAAGGAAGTTCAGTAGATTGTATATTAACTATCATGCGTAAAGTATTCGGAACACAAGTTAATAGAACTAATGGGAAGAAGAAAACTCGTCAAGGTATGTCTAATAATACAAAATACGGAACTAAATGTAGTACCAAGTATTACAAGAAGAGAAGTAGAGGACAAGGAACTTAATAATAAAATAGGAGACCAGTAGAATGGCAAAACAACAAAAAGTAGACCTAAAACAAGAAGCTATGGAAAAGATGGAATCTTTAGTAGAACAACATAACGAACTTGTTAAGGAACTAGAGAGTGCTAACGCTAGATTAGCAGAGGTAAAACAAATGATTATTGAGCATCAAGGATATATGAAAGGCCTTGAAGCTTGTGAAGAATCATGTGAATCAAAGGAGAAATAATGGGACCAATATTAGGAAAATTACTTGCAAAGCTAGGAACTGAAAAGTTACTAAAAGCTATCGTACTACATTTAGGAGAGCACTTAGTTACTAAGTCTTCAAACAAATTAGATGATAAGCTTTTTGCAGAGATTAAAAAAGCATTAGCATAAGAACAAACAATAGGAGGTTTAGTTTTGAAACTAAAAGCTCGTGGTATTGTAGTACCTGATACGCATTTTCCTTTACAGGATAATGCTGCAGTTAATTGTGTAGTAAAAGCAATTAAAAAAATTGAACCAAGTATTTTTGTAAACTTGGGCGATGTAGGGGAGTGGGAATCTGTTTCAGCATGGAGGTATAAAGATAAAAAACTACCTCCATTAGAATATCAGCTTCCTATTGTAGATGAAGAAATAAGACTCGTAAACGAAGGATTGGACATTTGGGATGAAGTTCTTGAACAAGTTGGATGTAAAAAGAAGTATTTACTCCAAGGTAACCATGATATCTGGTTGGATAATTTTGTTACTAAGTATCCCTATATGTATAATTATAGTTTTATGGAGGCGTGTAAAATAAAAGAAAGAGGTTATAGTTATACACCGTATAATCTTCCAATAAAGATTGGACCTATGACCTTTTTTCATGGAGCTTTTGCAACAACCTATCATGCTAAAAAGCATTTAGAGGCTTATGGTGCAAATGTTATGTATGGACATACACATGACATACAAAGACATACGCAAACTAAGCTTGATGGAACTATTGCAGCTTGGTCTATGGGTTGTTTAAAAGACATGTCTCACGAAAGCAATAAATGGCTAAAAGGTAGGCTACATAATTGGGCTCATGCTTTTGCTGTTATAGATTGGTTTACGGATGGAACTTTTAAAGTAGAGGTAGTTGAAATAAAAGATGGTAAGACATCTTTGTGGGGAGAGATAATCGATGGGAACGAATGACGACATGGTATATAGTAGCTCTGTAGGCAAAGAGCTAGAGGGCGTTCCTATAAATACTAGGAATAAACGTAACTTAGATAAGAAAAAGTCTAAGAAAGGCAAGAAATAGAAAGGAGCTAGATAATGCCTAAACAGGTATTAAATATTGAGAATTTTAGTAAAGGTTTAAATAATAGGACAAATCCTAGAGATTTAGCCATGAACGAATTTCAGGCATTAGACATGCTTTCTACTGAAACGCCAGGTACTGTAAAAGTTATGGGTGCTTCTTATGGCATACCAGAAAGTAAGAGCAATTCACAGAAAAGCTTTAATACTGCACAAACAATAAATCAGGGCAATGGATTGTTTCATTATAATTCAGACCGTGATTTAGACAATGGTACTGTAGATAATTCAGAATCGCTATTTCTACATTCTCCTTACGATAAAAATATTTCTATATTTGACTATACTGACAATGCATGGGTCGCAGGAGACCAAGGCACTATATCTTATGGTACTACTTCAGCATTAGTACAATACCATGTTGTAGACGGAGAAATACGAATTAGCCCTTATCCTTCAACTGGTACTTTTTCAGTTAATAACAGAATAAAATGGTATGGATATTTGAATAATATACATACACTTGGAGATACTAGCGGTCCTGTTCCTATAACAAATGGATTCACTGGACATAAGTCTGACGATATGTATATATCTCCAATTAAAAGTAATACTTCCGCAACAGATACAGCTATAGACGAATGGGGGTATGATTACGAATCAGCCTTAAGTAATACCACTTTTAGTGCAAAATGGGGAAGTGAAATTAGTTTAAATGAAGGTTTACCTGGATATTATGGTTCTGCTGATGGAGAGCAAAATAACACTAGTGGGATTTATACTCTTCCTACAAATAATACGAATCCAGATAAAATGGGCGTTACATCTTTAGCAACTATAATTAGTTACATGAACAACTATCAAGGTCAGGTAGGAAGTGAATCTGCCGACTATATAGCAGGATTTGGAACTATGCGTATGTATGCTTGGTTTAATATGCGTACAACTGCTGCAGATGACGATGATAGCGATATATATGTATATAAGCCATTAGGTGGAGATGATGACAAAAAGTATGCTTTATTTGCTTCTAATATTTACGGAAGACAAGAATCTCATCCTGTACATATTGGATATATAGCACAACCAACATTAGGTGCTGACCAAAAAAGAAAACTTTATTACTCTTTCTTTGGAAGAATGCCAAATAAACCTAGACAAACAGGTATAAATATCTACTATGCTAAAAGTAGTCAAAATACTTCAGATGTAGATGTAACGTTTGCTGATAAGTATTTATTATTTGAAATAAACTTTAAAAAAGGATTAAGAATAGCTGGTAAAGATAATTATAGACCATTTTCAAATACAACGCAATATGATGCTAACAATACTATAGCTTCACACGGAACATTAAGTAATGCTGAAAAAAATTCAGTTAGACAATATTGCTATCCAGATAGCTTTAGAGCATCTGATGATTGTACTTCAATAAACGGAAAGGGAGATATAACAGAACTTCCTTTGCTTGAACCTTATATTTACACTCAACCTACTGCCATAGGAAGACCAGGTACTGGTTATAAAACATCTACAATATTAAACAGAAGAGCATATATTGGAAACGTAGCATATTATGACGAAGATAATAAGATAGTTCATAAAAACGATACAGTCTTAAAATCTGGTCCTAACGAATTTGATTCTTTTGAAATAGATAGAAGATTAGATGTTGAAATAAACGATGGTGATGATATTGTAAAGTTAGCATCAGTTGGAGATAAGCTTTTAGAATTTAAAAAGAAAACTTTATATATCATTAGCACATCAAGAGATGTAGAGATTTTAGAGGCAACGATAGCCTATAAAGGAGTTGAGAAAGATTACCATGTTGTTGAAGGAGATGGTTTCGTAGCATGGTTTAATAAATATGGTATATATCTATATGATGGACAAAATTTTAGAGACATACTAATTGATGAAGAAACTGGACAAAAAAGATTGGAAAATTGGGTAGACGATTACTATAACGATAATTCAACTATAGGATATATACCTAGTAAAGAATCTTTAATTATAACACATACGTCTGGAAAAAGCAATAACGCCGCTGCAGACAGACAAAAAGTTTTATTGATAGATTTAAAATCTCTGGGAATAAACTATGGAAGTGTTAGAATGACCAACGAAGAGAGAACTAATTTACAAAACTTAAATAATGGTACTTTATTATGGTATGATAAAGCGGCTTCAATAGGAGGACAGCCAGTTTTATATGATTTATCTTATTGGAGACCAGACCCAAGTAAATTAGTATCAAGTACAGATATTACAGCCAATCCTATATTAAAAACTCCTTCTTATGTAATGCAAGCTCCTCATTTGGATAAGGTTATTACAACTGTTTATATAAGTTATAAAAACGGGAATAATGTTACAGTAAAAGGGTTTACCGATACTAACGATGGTGGTTCGGCAGTAGAGCATACTATTGCAACACTATCTGGAACTAACGATACAACATTTAGAACTAAAAAAATTAAAATGCGTTCTTTGTCTACTACTATTTATGATGCATTCAAGAAAGTAAAGTCGTTTGGATTGATTTTTTCAGGAAGCAATATGGAAGACGATTTTGAAATAAATGATTTACAGATAGTATTTAGACCGAAGGGAGTCAAATAGTGGCGTGGTATAATAAAAAAGATTTTTTAAGAACAATGGTAGAATCAAAATCTAAAAAGGTTAATTCGCCTATTAGATTAGATAAGAAACCTTCTAATAGAGATGGTGAAAACGGAGATAGGAGAATTGTAAAGACTAACAACAAAACATACCTTTATTATAAAATAAGAGATGAATGGTATAAAACAGAATTGGAGAAAGCATAATGGCACAGCCAGAAGATTTAATTTTAAAACAGTTACAAACTAATATTGCTCAGCATGAAGGTCGAATTGCAGAAGCAGAGGCAGAAGGTGGAGCTGCAAGCAGAATAATGCAAAACGCTATATTAGAAGGCGAAATTGCAGAAGAAACCTTTGACAGTATAAATGAAAGTATTATAGAGCCAATTCAGGCACATAAACAAAAGCAAAAAGATATAAAAGCATGGAGTGAAAATCCATATGAACAACAAAGAGCTGATTTGCTTTTTGGTAGAAAATCCGCAGATGATTTATTGGCAGATAGAATGTTTGGGAGAGACCCTTATGGTATTAAGGATATGTGGAAATTAGATAAAGACTATGCAGCAGAGGCTCTTACAGGCATGGACGACAAAGACTTACAAACTGTATATAGGTCAGGAGTAATTAGTACATGGATAGATGAAAATGGAGATTACACTAGTGAAGTTTTAGCTGACCAAAATGCAATTTCAGATGAAGGTCTTAAATTTATGGTTGCAAGCAAAGACAGCACAAATGTAGAAAGTAGCTATGGCGATTTTGCATTAAAATCTGATTTGCAAAATATGCCTAAATCTAACATAACCAAAAGCATAGATGAACACGATGGTCCTTCGGATACTGATACAGAGGAACAAGGAGAAGGTCCTTATAGTGATATTCCTAACGTAAATCCACAAACTGGCGTACCTTATGCTCAAGAAAAATATAAGGCTACATTAGATGAGATGTTAAAATCATATTCATGGTCTAAGGTTGAGTCAAAACGTACAAGTATATTTGGTAAAAAAGGTGATGCAAGAAAGACACCGATGAAAAATATGTTTCAAAGAATGAAATATAATACCATTAAAAAAGCTCTTACAAAGTTAGAAGAAGGTAAAAATATAGGCTACTGGAAAGATGTTTTAAAGAAGAAAGCACCAGATATTCATGAACATATGTATAGAGAATTAGAGTTTGTAGAGTATGCTAGAGAACAAGCAGCAATGGAGGAAGAATAATGAACGAAGAACTATATAGATTATTATACGATAAGTTAGAATCAGAAGAAGGCAATAAATCTAAAGTATATAAAGATTCACAAGGTCATCTTACTGCTGGCATAGGGCATAAGTTAGTAGGAGATGAATTAATTAAATGGGGCGAAGGAGATGAAATTCCAGAAGCTCAAAGAAAAGCATGGGCTGAAAAAGATATTCAAACAGCTTATGATGCTGCAACGAAACAAGCACAAGAAATGAATATTGATAGTCAAGATTTTATAAATGACCTAGTATCGGTAAATTATCAATTAGGGACATCTTGGGGTAAGGGAGAAGGTAAATTTCCTAAAGCATATGAAGCATTAGTAGAAGGAAGATATGACGATGCTATCAAAGAAATTAATACTAACTCAAAAGGAGAGCCGTCTGCTTGGAAAAATCAAACACCAGAAAGAGTGGCGAACTTTGAAAGCGGTATACAAACATTAAATCTAAAATCAATAAAAGACATGGAGCCTACAGAGGAAGAAATTCAAATACAGAATCATAAAAGAGCTCTTAGTTACGACTTTGGTATTACCAAGAGGGATACCCCTCAAGGGTTTAATACTTTTTTAATAACAAAATCTTTTGGTCTTCCTTTTAATATCAAGAAGAATGAACCAGAAAACACTACAGAGGAGGAATAAAATGGCAGGACCGTTAATAGCATGGGCAGTGAATGCATGGAAAGGGAAAGAAAGTATAGATAAAGCTAAATCTATATTTAAACTTGGAGGGCAAATTAAAGGCTTTTTCGGAGGTAGAAGAGACGAAAGAAATAGAAGAGCTCAGCAAAGAATGTATAGAAACTTTGCAAATGAATCTACTCAAAATCTAATGAATTTAATACCAGAAGAAAGAGAATATGCTTCACAAAGAGCAGGATTTTTAAGACAAAGAGGAGAATTAAAACAGGCTGCAATATTAGATAAGTATGAAATGAATTTTGATAAGATAGATTCTGGTGTTGCAAAAACTGGAATGGCTTATGGAGCAGATGAAAATATTAGAAAAGAATCTTTATTGGATGCTTTTCAACAACAATCTAGTATTTCTAAAATAGCAGGTGAAGAGCAATATTTAGGAATACAGAGAGATTTCCAAACTAGAATTAGAAACATTGAAGCTAGTATGGAAGACGTTAAGAAGTATGCTGCAGATAAAGGCGTTGTAAGAGGCGTTAAAGATAGAAAAATATCTACTCAGCAAAAATCAACTAATTTTGGAGGTTACTAATGGCTTATTCTTATAAACGACATACAAATACAGCACGTATTCAAGCTTTATCTGACTTACTAAAGACTGTTAAAGATATTAAAGAGCCTTCTTGGGCAGAGAAAGAAGCTATTAAAATGGAAAATAATATGAAGGTAGCAGCCCATAACGCAGAAATAGCCGCTAAAAAAAGAGATGAAGCTGACTGGAAACAAATACAAAAGATGGATAAAATTACTTCTGCTCAATTGGAGAAAAGTTCCTTTGTGGATTTATCTCTAGACCCATTAGTAAGGGGAAAACAGTCTTGGCTAGAAAGCAAACAAGCAAGACGTAGAAGAAAGAAAGGCAAAGCAGAAGGTGGAAACTGGTGGGCTGCTAAAAATTATAGAAGACTTAGACAAAAAGATTTTACCCCAATTGCTACTCAATTAGCAACTGATACATTGAAATTGGAAACGCAGGTATATGCAGCTCTTCAACTGCAATCAACAAATGTTGGCGGTAGAACTCTTCAATCTACAGAAAAAGCAAAAGAGGCTGTTATCAAATTCTATGGCCATTATTTTAATAACAATTATCAACAGGAATGGATGAACTATGGTAATTCTAGTCAAAGATATGCATACGGTGTGAACTTAGCTTCAGTGGAGGCGATGATGATAGAATTAGGATTGGAAATTCCAAAACATAGTATTTCAGATACATTTAGAGATACTAAGACTGTAGGCAAGTGGGACCGCCCTAAAGTTTACGAACCTAACAAGTACTAACAAGTAAGGCAAATTATGAATAACGATTTAATGTACTTAAATCAGCTTCAAAGTGCTGGAATGATTCAACCTGGTGAGTATTTAAACCAGCTTGGAATGATGTACGCCCATAATCCCGATTCTTTCTCTCAAGAAGAAACGGATTTCATAGAAAAGCAATTTAAAGCCGCAGATATACCTTTTGGAAGAGATATGGAGGTAGCAGAACAATCTGTAGTTAGTATTGCCAATCAATTCATATCAGGATTTTCTGAAGGTTTTACTACGTTTGGTTGGGCTGAAGAAGCAGATACTGCCGCAGAACGTATTGCCGCAAATATGGGTCATTTAGCAGGTTTTGCTCCTGACCTCATAGCTGCGTTTTGGACGATGGGTGCAAGTACTACCTTAACTGCATCTAAATTAGCTGCTAAAGGGGCTATTAAGGGCTCTAAAAAGGCTATATCTAAAGCAGCTGCCTCAACTACAATGGATGATATCGCAGCAGGCGTTGTAAGTGCTTCAGAAGCTAAAAAAATACTTGGAACTACATCTACGGGTTCAAGAATATTAACTGGAGCAGCAGTAGTTGGTAGTAAAGTATCTGGAGGGCTTTCTAGAAGCGCAAAAAAACTACAAGATGTTTTAAGTGAGGTTGCACAAAAATCAGAGAAACTAGGTCCTTTAAAATTAAGCAAAAAGATTATGAATGAAGATGGTAGGCCTTATTATATGCTTCGTTCATTACCAATGCGTGCTGCAGATGTTATTATGGATGCAGGTAAAAAAGGATTAAAGGCTGCTAATATCGATGGAGGAATAGTATATGATTCTTGGTTAATGAGAAAAACTCTAGGTAGTGATGCAGCTAGAAACATGACTGAGGAAGGTTTAAGACTTGGATTAGCTTTAGGTGCTTCATCTTGGAAAGAAGGTCCAGAAGAAATGGGTCGTGCTGCCTTTCATGGAGCTATAGCAGGTGCATTCTTTGGTGGTGTAGGTGAATATGTAAAAATTGGAAGATTATTTAGAAAGTCTGCTAAATTAAGCAATGAAGGATTAGAAGAAGCTGCAAGAAAACTTATACTTGAAGCTAGAAAGAAAGTTAAAAATAGAAGTAGAAAAATTAACAATCAGACTCTTAGTAGAAAAATGAATCAACTCAGAAAAGAGTTAGAAGGTATAAAACAAAGCACTATAGGTTTAAATAATGAGCAAGCATTGGATATGTGGGCTAAAGGATTTACTGGTTCTGCTTTTACTGGTATACAGGCTTCAATGCACGACCTTCCATTACCAGACCAATTATATGAATACGCACTAGGATTTTTCTTTGGTGCTTCAGGAAGAAGTCATAAGGATAAAGAATATTACGGTTATTTATTTGGAGATAAAACAGCTATAAAACCTAGCAATAACATGGTATACGACCTATATAAACGTAAAAAAACACAAGAATGGTTAGACTTAGACCCATCTACTCAACAAAGAATTGAAAGACATTATGAAGAAATTTGGGAACAACAAGTAGATAGAAGAAATATTATCGCTGGTAATGTATCTCATGTTGTTAGACAATTACTTAAAGAAAATCCAGAATTAGCTGAAAAAGTATTAGAACAACAAAACCTAAGACAAAAAGATAAAGACCCAGATGTTATTGAGCTTGAGAAAAAAGCACAACAAGAAGGAAAAGATGTTATTGAGTTAGCAAGAGAAGAGTCATTAAAAACTGATTCAAGAACCAATAGAGAGAGATTAGTAGAAGAAGCTCAAAGAATTAAAGAAGAAAAAGATAAAAGGATGGTAGAAGAAGTAGAAAAAGATATAGATATAGAAATAGATAGACGTATTGAACCTACTACCGACCTTGAAGGCAATATCAAGTCATGGAAATCTAAAGTAAAATATGGTCGTAAGATGACCGAAGAAGCTTTATATAAGAAAGCAAGAAAAGATGGTAGAGAAGGAAAGAACTCTTATAAAGACTTGTTGAAAAAATATGGTAAAGAAGTAGCTCAACTGTATACGCTTGAAAGAAAGCGTGTAGAGGCCGTTAAGAAAAAATCTGTTAGTGAATTAAAAACAGCTGAAAAGTGGGAAATAGAATTTGAGGCAGCTAAACAAGAATTAAAAGCTTTATCTGAAATGCTTAAAAATGAAAACGGCGGAGGTATTAATTTTACTTTTGAGACTTTCGACCAATTAAGAAAAACACTAGAACAAGCAGAGGCTGGAGAAGCAGCATATAATCAAGCACCATTGGAGGTATTAACTGATATAATTTACAGTAAATATGAACTCTTTAATAAAAAGACGAATGAGTTTGATATACCAAGAGAAGAATTAAAGACTAATTTAAAAAGATTAGTTTATGACGCTGAGTTTAACTTTGCAAAGTTTAAGGAGCTTTTCAAACAAGAATATCCAGATATTGTCATGGAAAAAAAGATGGTGGAAAGCTTTAAAGAGTTTTTAAAGACTGAAAGATATTTAATTAAAACCCTCGGTCCTATCATAACAACAAAGCAAGGAAAAGGTGGAAAACCAGAAAGTGCAGAAATTATACCAGAGGGTGTTCCAGAAATAAACGGACGAGACCAAAGCATATACAAGCCTGCGAATAAAGTTAATCAGTTATTTGCGTTGCCTGGAGAGAATGTTAGACAGATAGTAGAAAAAATTTGGTCTTTTAAGCCAGTATATAATAAATGGGGTAAAAAAATAGGAGTGGAAAATGAGTTAACCAATCCTTTAGATGTATTGATAAGTGCAATTACTGGACAAAAACCTGTGCAAGATTCATACATGTTTAGCAATAGAGAATTAATGGACTTAGTTAAAAAGGAACTTCCAGAAGATTGGTATTTATTTGGAGGCTCAAAAGATACTTCAACTTTAATCATACAAAGATATCCATATCAATCTAAAGAAAAAGGTAGAGAAGATTATATATCCGAAAAAGACTTATTAGATTTAGATGCTTTCTTTGATAGGAAGGGAATTAAAGTTGAATCTGGACTAGAAAAAGAACGTACTGCAAATGTTATATGGGAATTAGTAGAAAATGGACTGATTACAAAAAACAAAGATGGAATTAGTGTTGAGAGCATAAAAAAAGGATTTGAAGACTACAAAATAGCATCAGATGGGAAAGGGTATGGAAGTGTTGTTAAATGGAATAAATATCAAACTTTAGCTCAAGGTAATGAAATACCATTAGACCCGTTAGTATTTAGGAAAATTTTAGAGAAAGGTGAGTCTCAAGTTAAAAAACCTCCTATAAGCAAAACTGAAGGTGTAGATGTACAAAGAACAAGTGATTTTGGAAATCCTTTTGTAATTCCCGAGGTTTGGAAGAAGCATAGTAAATACTACGAAAAACAAGGATTTGTACAAGTTAAGAATAGAAAAGAAGCTATAGAAAGCTATGATAGTTGGGTAAGGGGAACAGCTCATAAAGATTTTCAACAAGATAGAAGAGCTAGAATAATAGAAGCTCTAGAAAATGGAGAGCTTGTTGGAAAAACATTAAAGTATTTTAAGCCCGAAGCTACTGATAGCCATGCAGTAAGACTATCTAATTTAGTATCAGAAATGGCTCCAAAAAGTGAGTCTAATTATTTTAGAGGAATTTTAGTAGAAGACCTTCCTTCTTCTATTGTAAATAAAGGTGATGTTATTAAATCAAATAAGTCTGGAACAGATGGAGTCATATATACTAGAGATGATGTTTTAGCAGCAAAAGCTGACGACTTTGGTATTCCAGTAGAAAATGGATTTTATAAGCCTGTTGGTTTTATAAAGGCTAGAGATGGTAAAGGTCTTATCAGAATGAAAGCAGGTGGATTTGCTGCTGGAGAAAAATTAAATAAATGGATGCATGCAAACAATGTTCACTATGTTATATATGATAGTTCAGTTAAAGTTGGTATGTTTAGACCAGTATTAAGTGAGAAAGATTTTAGGTGGAATGAAAAAACCAAGGAATATGAATCTAAAGAGCTAGGATTAGATGATATTATTAGATTTAGACCTGAAGAAATGCATATCAATATGGGAGTAAAAGAAGAAGGAAGAAAAACTAAAAAGATTGCAATGATTAAAGGTATGTATGACAAGACAAATCAAACACAATTTAGCAGCACACACAGACAAGCTATAGACGTAATAAGAGAAAGGTCTATATCTGGAGACCCAAAAACTAATAGAGAGTTTCTTAAGCAACTTAACAATGAAAATCAGAATAAAGATTTTAGTTATGAAAAAATAGATATTGATAAAGTAGATATAAAAATTATTACAGCAACACTTGCCGAAAACCCTACATCAGAAGCTTCTAGAAATATAATGAAACGTATACTTCAATCAACAAAAGAAGAAAGTATGAACACTAAAGAAAATTGGGAAATTGACTTAGAAGAAGTTGCGAGAAATCAAGATTTGTCAGACATATTACCAGCTATGGATTATTTACCTATTGGTTATTTATGGAAGACATTTCAACCTTTTTCAGAGAAAGCTACTAAAAACTATCTCGTAGCAAGAGCAACTAGAATGAAACAAGATTATGGATTTTATCAAAAATTAGGTGCTTATGACGCTGAAATAAGAAGCCGTAATAACGGTAAGGGTATAAGAAATGATGAATTTATGCTAGCTAGCGGTCATAAAAAGGATATGATTGATGTAGATGGAAAAGAAATGAACCTAGAGGTTGCATATAATGAGTATGTTCGTCTAACCAATGGTATTGAACAAAACAAGAAAAGAAAAGTTCAAACAGCTAAAACTCTAGAAACTATTAAAAAGATGGAAGAGAAGCTTGAAATATATGGGAAGGCATTGACATATGCTATTACAAGAGCTCCTGTATCTGGTAATGGAGGTGTAAGGGTTTTACGTTTTGCTGGATTCTTGAAACGTAAAGGATATACAGTTCATACAAATGAATTAAATGATTACTACTTAGGTGGTGCAGATAAAGATGGAGATGCAGTTCATGCAGTTCAAAGATTTGGTCGTAAAACTGATATAGTAGAAAGAAGAAACGGTGAATTAGTTGATGTTGATACCGTTATAAAAGAAGGGTACAGGAAAGTAAGAAACGAATTAGAAATGGACCCTGATAACCCAGGAAAGATTTCTGATATTAAAGACCCTGAAGTATTAAAAGAAATATTTGGAGTTGAAGAAAAAACATTTAAGAATGACACAGAAAAATTAGCTTCTATTTTTGACCCATTACAAAGATTGTCAGTAGCTAAAAATGCTTCTTTAGGTAAAAGAAATATGGGTATTGTTGTAAATGCCTATACTAGAATGCAATGGCTATATGATACGATACAAACCAATGGAAGTAGAGTAGGAGTATATGGAACTCCAGAAGGAGGAATAGGTATAACTAAAATTATATCTGGAATGCAATCAGGTGCTGACATAGCGGGATTATACGCAGCAGAATCTTTGGGCATACCAACAGGTGGTAGTGGTACAAAAGGTCATAGAAGTGAAGCGGGTAAAACTTTAAAAGAAAGATTAGAC